ACAGCAATAAGATTTACACTCATATTCAATCCCTCAAAAAATCATAAGATTTCATCATGATTGATTCTTTAACGGGATAAAAGTCGTCACCATTAACACCCTGCATGATATAATCACCATAGTATGCCTTCATTGCACCTTCAATTGTAATTATCATTGCACAAGGATGATCATCGCGGTCTAGGTGTGCAATGAATGCTCGATCGTTAGTCCAACGCTTCAATTCTTCATTGGTTAATTCTGGAGTAAATTGAATTGCTTTTTGTTGAAATGGTTTCTTTTTAACTAAACATTCTCTAATCATTTTATATCCTTAACTCTCATTCAACTAGCATCGTTACAGGGGTAATTAATTCTAAGATTCTTTTTGGGGATTCTTCCACTTCCCACTGGACTCCTGTGTACCCACCAAAAATAAACGTCTTCATTCCACCCGACTGTCCTGGTGCTTCATATACAGCACAAATATGATCTACATTAATGTAGATTGGACTGCCCTTATGGGCATCATGATCGTTGGTAAGTTTAATCAATCTGGTCACGTTTCCATCCTATATATTTGGTGCCCACGGTCAGACTCGAACTGACACTTTGGAGATTTTAAGTCTCCTACCTCTGCCATTGGGTTACGTGGGCTAAATTTGGCGGTCCCAGCAGGACTCGAACCTGCAACAATCCGCTTAGAAGGCGGGTGCTCTATCCAGTTGAACTATGGAACCAATTGTTATATTTATTTAACGGCTTCCGTATGTTTGCCTTTAAGACTCTTTTTCATAATCTTAAGCCATACTTTCTTTTCGCCTTGCTTATCACCAAGAAGAATCTTCTCGTAGAGCTTGGCAACTAACTTCTTTACTTTCATCAGTAAATACTCACATCTAGATTTTCACGAAAGAATCTCTTCAATTCCTTCTGAAAAAATTCAGGAGACATTGTCATATATGTTGAATATAACCCAGAGAGACCACGTACCTCATCGTACAATTTACCACCAATAAAGTACCCACGCTTCTGAAGTTCTTTGATCAAATCTTCGTCATCACACTCGCTAATGTCAAACTCATCATCATCTACCCAGACATTTACATATGGCATTTTAATCTCCTAGAATTTGGTAGGCGTGCAAGGATTTGAACCCTGTCGAGAACGGTAATCTGCCGCTGAAAGCCTTATAAGGACTCCCTGTGTACCAACACCCACGCCCATAACTTATTTGTACCTTTTGTCTATCTCAGCAATTCTATTTTTAAGATAGCCTACTATGATATCTTTGTCAACGGGATTGTGAACATTAAGTACATTATTAATCTCATCCACAAATGCTGCTTTCCTCAAAGCATCTACAGAGTAGTTGTGAGTATCAATCCCAGAGACCTTCGAAGTACTTTCCGAATAATTTGAAACCGTTAGTCTTTCTAGCATTCCAAGCCTCCCATCCTTCTTTATCAAAAACATGAGTATCATTGGGTCCACGGACCATCTCAAACATTTCCTCACCATCTACGGTAATGTCGACCCATTTAATATCATGATCGCCAGTGTGAAATTGGCTTTCTGCATTGTCATCGAGCTTTTGTGCAAAAGCCCAAATCATTTCATCGAGAATCCATTCCCATCTTTTGTGGTGGTTATCATCGACGTCATATTCATACTCTTTGGGAGGTGCTGATGTTGAACGTAGTTCTTCTGGAACATCCTCATCATCAGTAAATGGAGCACCATGCTTTGTTTGTTGAAGTTGAATAAGCATAGGATGAATGATGAGACTTAACGAATGGTCCATTGACCATGTGTCCCAATAATCAATCTTTACAGATATCTTACGCTCTGTTTTGCTTGTACTCTTAGGAAACTTACCAAGTGTTACTTTCATCAGAATATCAACCAATTATTTTCAGGATCATATGTGTACTTATCTGTATTCTTTAGGCCCTTAATGAATCCATTATGAGGTGCCATATTGTAGCGAGCAACCTTACCTTCAGGTTGTGTCTCGGAAGCCTTTTGTTCCATCACAGCAACCAGTGGAGCTGGATCAGCAACAGTCATATTCAGCTTGAAAATATTCTGCACGCCAAGGTAGAAATCAATAGAAACTCCAAGAGGAAGCAATGGCCATTGTTGATCAATTCCATGTAAAATAGCTCTCGCGGTGTTAGTTGTGATTGCATAGCCATGAGTCCCTTCAAATTTTGTCACTGGGTATTTTATAAAGGGATCATCAATACATTCATAATCATCCCTATCGTCTACGCGATAGCCAAGAAATACTATTTCGTTATCTTGGACATCAATATCAAGAAAATTACGCTTGACAAGAGCATCGTGTTCCATGAAAGCAATTGCTGCATTTGGATATTTCTCCACAGCATCTTTCCACATTGCAAGATGCCCTGTTGTACAAAGTTGTTCTCTAAACCACACATTGTGAACTGGTTCATCATAGAATTGATCAACCTTAGGATCAACACGGAATCCCCACTTCTCTTTAACTTCTGCTGTAGTAGTGGGAAGTTTCATTCCAAGAAAAGGAGTAACAGGGATTCCATATTGGTCACAGGAAGCCTTACATTCTTCCATGTATTGAATTGGATCTGGTTTATCAATATAAAGAATGTAGGCATGCTGTATGTTCATATGTCACCTATTTTTTATAACCCTACCACTATACCACCCTGAAGGAATAATATCAATATCTTTTTTAATCTGTTTGTTATTATTACCATCAGTTATCCACATTGTACCATACCTATGATTTTTTGCACCCTTCATATTCAATGATGCTTTTTCACTCATGATATTTTTAGAATGTTGAGAGTGTTTTTTGCCTGTAAATGTGCCGGGTTTATCCTTACGTGTTTCTATTATTCTACTATACCACATATCATAAAAATCTGGATCAGATCTATTTCGTTCTGATAGTAACCTTAGAGTATTTGCACCATTTTGTTTTCTAACTTCGATAGCTTTTTCTGTATTTTGAAGGAGGTTGGAATTTATATAGCTAAACCCACCTTGTCCACCTTCGCACAAGTTATAAGAATTCTCAGACAATACAACCAGTTCTTTTTCTTTATCATTCATTGTTTTTTCATTATCAAACACAAATAATATTTCTTTGGTAAAATTCTCTATACCGTATTTTTTAATTGCAGCTTTGATTAATTTACCAGAACCCATATAACCATCGTCTAGATTTTTAGTTTGATGCTTACCTATATAAAATTTATTGTTTATTTTATTAGTAATTTTATAAATTGTATAGTACATAACCGACCCTGTTATTATAATAGACTTACTAATAGCTATTTATAATAACAGGGTCCTCATGTTGCGCAGCTAGGAGTTGCACCTAGAATTGAGGATTATGAGACCGCTGTGATACTGTTTCACTACCGCGCGTCAATATTAGGCATCACGAGAGATAAAGTGATGACGCATCTTTTCTGGCTTGAAGTATTTGTCTACTACATTAAATACTACTTCATTATCAAATGGTTTACAACTAAAAATATCGATGTAGAAGTTGCCATTCTTGTCAACAAAGTGACCAGTAATGTTTGATGTTTCAATCATCTGGCACATGCTGTATCCAGACTTTGAAATATCATGAGTTGCAAAAGTTTCAATCCAAGGTTCACCAAAAGCTACCATGTCAATGGCAACTACCAATTCCTTAATAAAAGCGTTAATGTTTTCCTTTGAACCAATAAGGTCTTTCTGACCTGCAGTAGCGTCGATCAAAAGATGGTAGCCCCAAGTAGATGTAGTCATTTCACATATCCTCTCACACGGTTTATAAAAGATTATTTATACTAGTTGATTACCAATTAATATCAACAATTTGAATTTTGGGTGTTATACCCAATACTCTAGCTGCCATTAGTCTTGAACTACCAGATATCAATTCATACGAGCCATCACCTAACCTCATGGCAATAGGTGATTCAACTTTACCCGAAAAAAATTCTTTTAATATTGATGTTATATCTTTAGATTCTTTTGCAATTTTTATAGCTGCTTGCATATCTTCTATTGTCTTAGTATTGTAACTATTAGTATTCTTCATTTTAGACCATATGGCATTAGTTAGACTAATTTGCTTTGAAATGCTATATTGTTTCTTAATAAGGGCAATGTTAACCTTCAAATGCTGGTCATCTGAATATTTCTTAGCTGTTTTTTCAAACTCGCTTTCCTTATCACCATAAGAACATTTAACCCATTGCAGAGCCATTGGCAACTCCATACTTTAAAAATTATTGGCTGGGGGACAGGGACTCGAACCCCGATAGACAGATTCAAAGTCTGTAGTCCTACCGATTAGACGATCCCCCAATAAAAGTGGCAACTTGTAACAAACTCTTACAAGTTGCCACCTATTATTATATTACTATAATCAATTTATGCTGTCAAGCATTTTTCTGCAATATGCAGATTTCTTTTTAGATTTAACAATGACTCCACTTGAATAGAAGGAAGCCGCTTGACATATATCATTGTCAGTTAAATCCATAGCATATCTTAGATAGGTCATAGTGTATTCTAGATTGGTATAAGGATCCTTAAGCTGATCGCATTTACCATTCAATCCTTGTTGCTTTGCTGTAGAACAAAGGATTTGACCTAATCCGTACTCGCCTCTTTTGCCCCTGACATTAGGGTCGTATTTCGATTCCAATTGTATCACCGCATGCGCAAGCTTGATTGGAACATTATGTTTTTCTGCTTGTATCGTCACCATATCATAGATGTAATTATCTAAGTTTAGATCTTTAGCGTAGGATGCAGAAACAACCATACTAAGCATTGTTGCCAATGCTAATATTAGTTTCTTCATTTATACTCCTTAGTGTTGGTGGAGGAGATTGGTCTCCTCCACTTCCCATACCATTTTAAAGGACAAATGGTTTTATATTTATTCTTTACATTGCTTCTTCTTATCAGCAGCAAGAGTCTTGAGATCTGCTACGATAAGAGGGTTTTTTACAGTCTTTGAATCAGGAACAGGAAAAGTAACGCCTGTAGCCTTTTCAACGTCTGATACTGTAACCTGATATTTGGTAAAGTCTGAATCCAAACCAGGAGTATTGTTCATAATAAAAGCATATGATTTCTTGCTTACATCATCAACAACAATTTTATATAATGCATCAGGAATAACAACTTTATCTGCACCAATTGTCTTGCTTGAAGCAGACCAGATGTTACCAGCATACTCTGTAAAAGGATGTTTGGTCTGATATACCCATGCACGTGCAGCTGATTCTAAGTTCTTCCATGTACCACGATTAACAGCAGGAAGCTGAGGGCTCATGTTAGACATATAGAAAGATTCGTGTTCGACTTGATCATCCCACGACATATCTGCATCGTTTGCAAGATGTCCCTGATCATAACCCGAAGCTGCATAGTCTTGTGGTGTTGCACGACCTGTTGCAGGAAGTGACTGGTCTGTAGCAAAAGCATTAGTACGTGCTACACAACCAATAGCATGATCTGGAGTAAGAGTCCATGCAACCCATACAGGAATCTTTGCAGTGACATCAGATTCAAGGATATAAGCCTTACGACATACAACAGGCAAGCCTGCCTTCTCAGAAGGTTCTCCAAAAGGAATCTGTGCAGAGCAAGAAGCCTTTGGTTGTGGTGCAATTTGATCTGCTGCATAAGATACAGTAGAGACAAATAGCAACGACAATAACATAACAAATTTCTTCATATTAAATTCTCCTATAGGAATTTCAATACGTCCTGATGACTACCAAAAGGAGTATTATGTAGTATATATTCGTTTGAGAATTCAATCAACTTTAAATTTAAATTCTTTGCATGTTGTTGAGATAAAAGATGTGTACAAAAGCTATCTGTTTGTTGATATAGAGGATCCAAGTGATCAAAGATAGAACAAAACGAAGACATATCTGTTTGGTTGCCAGCGTGGAACATATCACCCAAACCACCTTGCTTTAGTCCTGGTATCTCTGCTACATAGAAGTTAGAAGGATCAAAGTCAGGCAAAGTATTTAAATATTGTACATCAGGTCTCATACGAATTACAAGATCATATTGGTCTTCCAGTAGATTAATTCCACTCATCCACTTATAAAACATCGATATCATATTTTTAGGATGGCCAATTGCATTAGTATACTTGGTAGCTTTTTCTGTAAATAGATAGTTAAACAATGGATCAAATGGCTCGACTACCAATCTTTTAGGTTTGTAGAACTCTCTCAACTCATCTGCATTGACCAAAGGTGATTGTTTAAAATAATCACCCCACTGCCACCAACCCTCTGTATTCCACGTACTGATGTAAATGTCAGGGTTGTATACATCAAGGTATTTCTCTTTGAAGTGTGGTGCTAGCTGTTTCCAACACCTCATGTGACCTGTTATAACAATAGCTACTTTCATAGGAAGTCTTCCAGATTATCCGTATCTCTTTTAAGGTTTATTGCTGTGGCTCTTGGAAATGGATTAGCATTATTATAGTCGTTGATAAGGATCCTACGAGAGTTTTGTAATCCACATATCAAGCTGAAATTAATAAACCCTAAATCTTCTA